ATTATCTGCATGATCCAGCGCAACAGCATAAGCGTGATATATAGAACCCATTGAAGTATTAATTAAATCATCAATATGATAAAGTTCGCCGTCATGTTCACAAGCATAAATATCATAATCACTCAAATAATGCGTGTCGTATGATTCATTATTAATATCAACAACGTTTTCATTTCTAACCCAATCACAATCGCCACCAGCACTATGCGCCCATGTAAAATTCCGGTCACAATCATGGCATAGATCGTCATTCATATCATTATAATGGTTTGAATCGCCACAACATTCACAAGTAGAATAATCATCATCATCATCATCATCATCTTCATCTTCGCGCCACGTTGTGCCGTCTGTATGATTCAAAGATAAATCGCCATCTTCATTCACTTTAATGTAATGTTCGCCGTCTATTGATTTATAATCGCCGTATGGCTCATCACCATTTCCCCAATCAATATATGGTGACGCCCAGCACCCAGCTTCATGCCACCATGTTTTCAATAAGACGCCCATGAGATCGCCACGCTTATATCCGTTTGATTCCAGATATGATTTTAAATAAGTGCCTTCTGCTGAATTTTCTGGTGCTGGATATACTCTGATCCATTGAAGATTGTCTGGATCATCTTCGCGCACTATACAACGCGCTTTGATAACGTCACCAGATTGAAGATATGCAAGGCGCAACACTGATTTATCATGCGCGTAGGATTTTACATAGGGTTTGGCCTTTGTTTCAGTATTCATGCAAGACTTAAATTCACAATCTGCATAAATTCTACTCCAGCCGTCTGGATCGTTGGATTCTATGAATTTAACATTCCAACCGGATCGCGCTTGTAATCTGGCGTTATGCTTTTCCACCATAAGTTTAATCTGCGCATCATTAAGGCCTAATTCATTTTGATACTTGGTAAGATATTTACCTAACTTTGTTTTCACGATCCTATTAAGGCGCAAGTGTTCCAGCGTTGGATAGTAAGCAATTAATACCGGATCTTCTACGGATTCATGGATATTATGCAAGGCATGGATATTTTTATGCTTTGAGAATAGAAAAGAATCATTATCTATTTCGCCCAGATAATCAGAATATGGAATATGCAACCATTCGCCACTCTGCCATTTACCCATAATATTAATTAATTGTGGTTCTAACTTCTTAATTACATAATTATTGCAGTTATATTTAATACAATCGATATATGAAACTTCTGCATCAATGTTATCTTTTTGGCCTTTTAACTTCGCGATAAATTCGCCAATGTTCCGGCCTATTACTCTATTTTGTTTTATTTCACTCTTATATCTACGTTTAACATGATGTATTGAATCACCGGCATGGATCTGGTCATACATAAAAGTATTAATATCTAATCTTTTCAAGCGATCTGAAAATATTAACTTGCTATAATTTAATAGTCTTGATTCCATATATATATCCTTTCTGGATTTATTTAATGAATGATACGATCAATCTGATAATCAGATAGATAGCAACGCCACAATAAAACAAAATGAAGCCTTTAATATATCTCATAGGCCGTTGGCACTATATAAAAGCAAGGCCACCATTTCAACGATAAAAAGAATCGCGCCAATGATAAGCCAAGACGTTTCTGGTTTGTGCCATGATTCACGGGTTAAGGGTTTGCGCTTATATGATGCTGGATCATAGGGATCATAAAACATATTTATATCCTTTCTGGATTTAAAATGCCGTTATTGGCTATCTGAATATAGCATGATAGCTATTAAAAAGATATATTATTTTGCTATAATGATATATATGAATATATCAAAAAGTTATGTCATTCCAGAAGCCATTAAACTTAAAAAGATCCGGAATGAAGACCACCGGCATTTTGTTGTCATTCCCAGACGCGCTTTATTAAATCGTAATATCACCGGTGAGAATTTAAGGGTTTTAGGTGTATTAGCGTCTTATTGTAATAAATCCGGATATAGTTTCGTATCATTGAAGACCATAGCTGGAGATCTAAATTGCAGTATTCAAAACATTCATAAGCATTTAAAAAGACTAGAAAAGCACGGCATTATTGAATCATTTAATAATTACTTTCCACTATTAAAAGGCAATACTAGGCGCATTATCTACAATGAAAAGATCAAGCATGAAGACTTGAAGCATGATGATTTAACTAATGGTGACATTCTAGCGATCCAGAAGCATAACACTATATTAAACAGCATTGAAGCGCATCATACTGAATCAGATAAGGTTAAACAATCAGATGATCCTAGCATTGATCCTATACTAGCTATTTTTAAATATCTGAAGACTGATGCTGATCTTCTGGCCATTGAAAAGGCCTTGGCGTCTGGAATTGATCCTATTATGCTGGAAGCGCGTCTAGCTAGTGGCTTATCAGTAGATCAAGCATTGATTATCATAGGCTAAATGTTCGTTTAGCTATCATAAAAGAATCAAAGGTTATTCATTAACACTCTGAAACGTGCATGGCAGTAGTGAGATAGCCAGAAAGTGACCTTTTCCCCCCCACCCCCACCGCTTTTATGAGGGGTATGTCACACAATTTTTTGCTGGAAATTAAAGAATAACAACAAAGGACGTCTTTAAAATGGTATGTCTTGGCAGAAACAAACCTACCTAACGATTCCCTTTATAAATATATAGACTAAATAGAAACCAAATAGGATTATATCTAAAGACTTGTAGGTAATATAGATTAACATTGAGTATAGTTCGTGCAACAATAGGACCAAACCCGATAATAAACAGTATTGTTTAAATTATCTTACTAACCATTAAGGTTGTAGCTTCTCGTTTATCTAGTCTAGATGTAATGCACTACTTCACATCCCCAGTGGTCAGATCCCCGATACTGTTACTTGATCTCATCCGAGAGCAACTGTTAAGGAGAATCCACCGATTCAACACGTTTATCCCTATCTGTCAGCTACTACATTTAGGAGGGCTGGGTCATAGCCCCGTATCAGTAATATAAGCGATAAATAATTTTAAGTCAATCTATAAATACTATTGACATAGATATCTTAGTGATATATATTAAGCGTATGAGCAAAGGATCAACACCCAGACCATTTACAGACAGAGAAATCTTTGAAGATAACTTTGATAAAATCTTTGGTAAGAAGAAACCAATTCCTACAGACACTAAAGAATATGAATACGAACTAAACAAATCTACAGGCGAACCAGAAAAGATATTTAAAGATGGACGCTAAAGAGTGGATGCAATCTATGGCTAAAGCTTTTGGTAAGTATGAATATAAAGTTAAGTATAAAGCAGAAGCTGGTATGGTAGAGTTAAAGTCAAAAGATTGGCGAGATGATCCACCTAATCTAAAAGCATATAAAGCTATTGATTGTATATTGCCAGAATTCTTAAGAGTTAAGAAACCACAGGCAAAAGATAAAAAGAAACTAGTGCAACAAATAACCAAGTATAAGGAGAATGTATGAGTAGCGAATTAAAACCATTCCTAGTAAGGCTTACACCAGAGAGTGTAGAGTTATTAGATAAAGCATCAAAGCAACTCAAAAGACACAAGGCAGTTATTATTAACCAACTTATTAATCAATATCTATCTGATAGCTTAAATGATATCAATGAGAGATTAAATAAGTTAAGCGCATGATATTAGAACTTCCATACCCACCATCAGTTAATACCTACTGGAGAGCAAATGGCAAAAGAAGATTCATCTCAAAAGAGGGCATGCTTTTTAAAACAGCAGTCCAGGCAATTTGTATGCGCGATAAAGTGTCATCATTTGGTGATAGTCGTCTTAATGTGTATATTAATATTCATCCACGTAGCAAGCGAAGATTTGATTTGGACAATTGTTTAAAGGCTATTTTAGATGCCATGATGGCAGCCGGTGTATATGATGATGATTCACAAATAGATCAGTTATCTATTAATAGAGCAGAAGCATGTGTAGGCGGTAAAACAATGGTGGTGATTAGTGAAATCTAAACCAGAGGTTACTTTTGAAGAAGCACCCGTTGGAGAGTTTGGCCACAGATTTTGTTCTACATGTTATGCCCATGTTAAAAGTGATGGTGGCATGTGGAAAGTATCACCGAAGAAAACAAACAGACGCTGGATCTGCGCTAGGTGTCTAGAAAAAAGAGTTAAAGGCGCAGCAGTTAAATAGGAGATTAGCATGGCGGAACAGAAACCAAGAAAACCAGGCACAGGCGTTGCGTTTAAGAATGAAAAGAAAACAGAAGATTGGCATCCAGAGTGGACTGGTGAATTTGCAGACCTTGATGGCAATTTATATTATCTTAATGTTAAAGAAGCAGTGGGCCAACATAGTGGCACACCATATCGTCAAGTAAGCATTAAACCAAAAGTAGCAAGAGCTGCGCCAGTTAATGCAGCAAAACCAACCTTTGATGATATTCCTGATGACTTACACTTACCATTCTAATGACAGATGAAGTCAAAACCAAAAAGCCCATTCCTTCACTTGCTGGCTATGGTGGTGTCCGTAGCCTTCAAAAGAAGCTTGAGCGCTCGACTACGTTACAGCAGAATCGTGAGGCTGTTAGCTATTCTCTTTTATGTTTGGCGAATACAAAGCTTACTGATGTTATGGAGTGGGACGACCAAGGCAATATTAAAGTTAAACCGAGCAAGGATATACCGGAACACGCCTTGCAAGCTATTAAGAGCATTAAGTCTAATACTAAGACGGATAAAGAGGGTAATAGCTACACAACTCTTGATATAGAATTGTGGGATAAAGTTGGTGTATTACGTATACTTGCCAAAGCTTCTGGTTTGTTAGATAATCCGGAAGAATCAGATAAACCAAGCGTATTAGGTATTAACATACGCGCACCAGAGATTATAGACCATGGCGAAACAACAGAAACAACAGAAGCAACAGGATCAGATCAACCAACTTCTGAGTGAAAGACAAATTACTCATGGTAGTTATCTAGGTAAAGCTATGCTTATCCAAGATATAAAATCTTATATAAGGGATTTTGGATCATGGAAATCAATGGATCCAGATATGCAAGAATCTTTAGATATGATTGTAACAAAAATGGCTAGAATAATTATTGGTGATCCGCATCACCATGATAATTGGATTGACATTGCGGGCTATGCAATGTTAGTAGCAAATCGTTTACAACTAGAGGAGAAAGGTAATGAGTGATTTAGAGCAACGTATTCAAAAGTTACGAGATGCTTATGCATTAAATAACATTTACCAAACGGAAGCACTGCAAATCATTGATGCACTTCAAGCACAACTTAACGTTCTTAATCAGTTATTGATGCTTGAGATTAAA